CAGTAGCAACTGCTTTTTTTACTACTGGTGCCACTTTTTTAACTGCCTTGCTTACTTTTTGAAGCAAAGAAGGTTTTTCAAATTGTTCAGCAGTAATTTTTTCAGGTGCTGGAACCTCTATTTTATATGATGCCTTTTTTTTCATTGATAGCAACAAAATTGCACCACCAGCAAGAAGTATATACATTAACCCTTTGTTTTTCATTTTCTTGATTTTATATAAGTTGCTACCAAATATGCACCTATTCCATATATCAGGATCCATTTACCATATTTTTCAATATAGAACGGCACTGATCCCTTTTCCTGTTTTTCTACCTTTTCAACTTCTTTTTTTTGTTGCTCAACTGCCTGTTTAACATCACCAGTGAATTTAAAACTATCAGCAGTGTGAAGAATAAAATAAGGTTTATTGTTAAAATCAATAAACTGCCAATAAACATTACCACCACGTTGAATATAAGAATAAACTTGTCCAACTGGAGATCCTTTTACAATGGTTCCAATTTTCACCAATGCAGAATTTAATCTTGTCAAATCCTTTTTAGCAAATAGTGTTTTTCCTATAATCTTATCAGCAGTTATTTCAGGCATATCTTATTTTCTTAACATTTTCAAAAGAAAGTTAAACTGCATCTTATCAGTTTCTGCCATCTCACAAAGTAATTCAAGATCACTTGCTAATTGGTCATCAACCAATTTAAGCCTTTCAACGGCTTCATAAATGCGTTCTTCGTTGTCTATTTCAGTTTCATTTGCCATTGTTTCAGGTTTTTCAATTCCAGCAACGTGCGTTACTTTTTGAGTAGGTGCAAAAATGCTGGAAAGTTGTGAAAGAATCATTGTCTGAATTTGTGGAGATTTCATAAAACCAGCCAGTAAATTTTCTTCTTCAGGTTCTTCTTCTTCATCTTCTTCCATTTCTTGCTGCATTTTTAAAGCAGCAATTTCAGAACGCAAAGCATTAATTTCATTCATCAAATTGGGGTTATATCCCCCCATTTGCTGATATGGCATAATACTTTGTGCCTTGTTAAGCTGAAAAGTTATGGAATTAAGAACTTCTGTTTTTTTACCTTTATTGCCCAAAATTTGAAGCAAATAAACATTTGTATTGTCAGGATTGGAAAGGACTGAAGCAAGTGCTTCTTGCAGTTTTTCCCTACCTAAAACCTTGTCAGATCCAGTGTAAGTAAAACGGCAATAAGATTGATCAGGTTTATGACCAGCATAAACACTATATCCAGCTTCATCATATTGATCATAATAATTCAATATATCTTCAGCATTGTGTAGTTCAGGTTTCCAAGTTGCCATATACAAATATTTAAAGGTGAAGGAAAAGTGAATTTATTAGGCATAATATACACCAAAGCAAATGCTAAAATTAGATCCACTAATTGAAGAATAAGCAGTTGGGGTTTGAATATATGACTTACTCCAAATAATTTGCTGACCAGCAAACGGGGTAATATCAAAGCTAAAAGCAGCAGTTGCAGAATTTGATACAACCCTGTTTAGTTCCAGTACAGGGATCCTGTTTACTGATTCTTTATCATTGTAATAAAGTACCAAATAAGATTGTTTCAAATTTGCAATAGAAAGCAAAGCATTTCCACTCAAAACTGAATTTGTAATGGTATCAGTAGTATAGCAAACAAGATTAAGTAAGGAAACAAAACGCAATTGTGGTTGATCAGGGAAATAGAAACGGGTTCCAGTGGATGACTGGGGAACTACAACCTCAATGAATTCGTAATTTTGAACTTTGTTCATTTTTGTTTTTTTTAGAACGAAAAAAATAGGGGTTCTATGTTTAACGTGGCATCCCCCTTTCCATTTCGTTACTTAATCCCGTTATTATCTAACAGGAGTAACATTTTGTGCCAAGATACCACGCATAATTACTACGATCCTGGGGGCAGTTGATGCCTGAAGGGTAGAAATTGCACCGGGAAGTTCCAAGCTGATTACGTTGTTTTTAGATCCAACCAAAACAATGTTTGGTTCACAAGGGTAGTAACCAAATTCAGTTGCATCATTTTGGTCAATAGTTGTTGCAGTTGAAGCAGCACCAGCTTGTGTTTGTGGAACGTACAAGTGTCTGTAAAGATCCCAAGAAGGAACTATTTGCCTATTATTTACAACTACTGACAATTTACCATTGTATAAATTATACAAAGCAGCAGCAGCACCAGCAGTGCTGATATCAACTGCACTTGGATAAGTGTAAAGTTTAAATGCAGTAGTAGTTGAAGCAGCTGGAATTGCTACGAAAACACCAATTGAACTTACAACAAAAGCATCCTGAAGGTTCAGAAGATTGTTTGTAGCAAAGTTTGTACCAGCACCTACACTATTAACCAAGATAGGAATTTGATAGGAAGTAGTTGTTGTAGACATTGCTACTTCAGAACGCAAATAAGACTGGGAAAGTACTGCTTGACCAGCAGAAAAGCCAGCATTGTTAACGAGATTCTTGGCATTGTCAAAAACAAGCCTTGCTCCGTGTTGTGTTGCCATTTTATTTAATTTTTACTTTGTTTAGATTAATAAGAATATTCTTCATCCATACCAGCGATTACGGAAAGATTATCTTCACCATAACCAGCAATTACGGAAAGATCATCACCAGCCATAACGGAAACAGGAATTTCCATTGCGTTGTCAATGGCACCAAGTACACCAGTTGACTGAAGCAGTCCAAGACCACCAGCAGCAACCATACCACTACCAATAGACTGACCAAATGAACCTTTCAAAAGTTTGGGGAAAAATGCACCCAGTGCAATTACACCAGCAGATTTCAATTTAGGATCCAAGTTTGGAAGGATTTTACCACTGGAAGTCAAAACCCTTGCAGCAGCAGCACCAGCAACAAGACCAGCGGCATCCATAATAAAACTTTTACCGATTGCTCCCATTTTACGAGATTTTCTCCTACGGCTGGGTGCAGACCTTTTTTTTCTACGTGCCATTTTTTTTGTTTTTTTTTGTTTATGTGGGAAGCAATCCCAAGATTTTTATAGTATAATATTTTTACCTATATATTCAGCAGCACCAAAAATAGTATCAAATTTTTTAGGCATACCAATACTACCTTCTGCATTAATTAATCTAATTGAATAAGATCTTGTATTGGTAAAAGGTTCTTTTTTAGCCTCAACCATTACTTGACTATTTAGTTTTTTTGAAGTTATCAATTTTCTTTTATAAATACCAGCAGCTGCATCTTTACCCTTTTCAAAATAAACTGGATTCATTTTTTTAAGTTCAGATAAAGTAAAAGTTTTAACAACTAATCTACCAATAAATCCACTCACTACCCTAATATTTACATTATGACTTTTTGTGTCAGTATGTTGTTCAGTTGTTTTTCTTTTTTTTGCTACTACTTTAGTTGCACTTTTCTTTTTAGTTGCTGATTTCTTTTTCATTGCACCAATTTGTTTTGATTTAATTACTTTTGGCAATTCGCCATATTCAGCTAATATATTTTCTTTCGCCCTTTTCAAGTTATCAAACCTATAAGCCGTAACCTCAACCCATTTACCATTTCTTTTTTCTAAATCAATACTATTCCAATATTTTTTACCATCTTTTATATATTCAACTAAATGTGGTACAAAATTTTTTATTACATCTGCATCAGTAGCATTAGTCCAATCTTTTTTTACCCTAACTCCACTTATAGATACTTTCTTTTTAGTTGCAGATTTCTTTTTAGTTGCAGAAGGCTTTTTATTTATACCAGCTTTAGAATAACTAATTGCAAAAGCCTGTTTAACTGCCTGTGCCTGTGTCAGTTTAGGATTCTTTTTGCGAAGTTTTCCAGCTTCAGCAACCACCTTTTTAAACTTTTCCCTTGCTGCCTTTTGTTTTGCAGTCATAACTTATTTTTTTAATGTTTTTTCGCACCAGTTCAGCATTTCATTTCCACCCCATAACTGATAACTAATATATCCGCACTTATCCTGATCCCCAACATAAACTTTTGCCCTTTTTAGATATGAATATATCTTTTTCACAAATTTTTCATTTAACACTTCTCTATTCATCAACTTAATCCCTGTTTTCACTCCAGTTGCATTTTTGCAACTTCCTTTAATCAAATTCAAAACATATCCTTCAGTTGCGTTTTTACTTGCCTGTGCTGGATAGTTTGAATACATTGTTAAAGGTGAAGTGAAAGTGAATTACTTTTTGCGACTAATTAAATAAATTACCAATGCACCACCAATAACAATGGGCAAATAATTCATTTTTTTAGATCCATCAGCATTGAAATTTTCAGCCTGATTCACAATATTATCAATTTCATCCTGTGAAGCCTGTTCAAATTT